CCGGCCAATAACGAATTTCTATAGACAAACCTTCCAACAAAGGGAGTTATTTCCTCTATCCCTTTATCAGTCAGCAGGAATATCTGTCCGTTATCGGCCACCAGTAGTTCCTTGCAGTGCTTGATACACACGGGCTATCTTAGGAATTATTATGGTTAGCCCTGGTACAACATCTCGGGGTATGTAATCAATTTTATTAACAATCTGCAAAGCAGGGGTTAGTTCTCTTGTCCCGTATTCTTCAAAAGCAATGCGATCCAACCTACCCCTATCTTGTTCTGTTATTGTTATCTTCTTTTCATCACCATCTAATATGATATTAGGAGCCTTCCATAGACCAAAAAATACCATCCCACCTGATTGTAGTAATTTAGTCTCTTGAAAGAAGGAGGTTGACGGCAATTGGATTTCAAAGTCAACCATTATAAGATCCTCGCTACTACGCTGCTAGGATTAGATCCTTCAGATATGTCCCACCAATTAGGATAAAACCCGCTTTCAGGCTGAAAAGTTAATTGCACATCTGCGCCGTGAGGCTTTCCCGAAATAGGTTCATACGGTCCTTTCCAATTTACTGTCCAGGCAGTTACTTTTCCCCGTAATGTCATAAACAACCCCCATACGAACAAAACATAAGGGGGATTGGCTGCTTGCCCACCATAGCTAGTACTGCCTGCTTTGCCAAAACCCTTAGCCCCTGTCGTAACTGTCGGGGCAGGTCTTGTCTTTGTTCGTGGAAAAGGTGTTGCCTTTATCCAACTGACCTTTCGCAACATCTTACCTATAACCACTCCGGGCGGCCCAAAGTCGTCTATGCTCAATCCTGCACGAAACTGCAATGAAATGTTCACAGGATTCCAATCGCCGCCCTGCCACATCCGACCAAACGGTTCAGAAGCCCGTCCGCCTGTCTTGGTGTAGTCCGCATTATAGCCTTCAACAATACCTTCCTCGTAAGGGAAGGATTGAAACATAATCCTCGACGTAATATCATCTTCTAACACCAACGCGCATGGCGAATAGTTAAAATCAATTACACTAACCATTACAACACCTCGGGTAAGAACTCATCGTTCTCAGCGGTATCTAACAAAATGCTTTCAATCGAGCGTAATATGGCAGCTATTTCTTTCAACATAGACGTATTATTCCCTGCTGTTGCACCCGCTCTACCTGTAGTTCCTTTATACACACTGTTAATCATTGCAGGTAAATACTTTGCTAATCCTTCTTCGGTATCGGGAACGATCCATTCAGGTCCACCATCACCTACCATGACCACTTGCGGCTTAACCATATAGCCGCCTTCTTTTTTCTTAGCAATAGCCGTCATTATTTCAGCTTCTCTACGCCCTGCCATAATTGCTCTTTGTGCCCATATCCAGTCGTCTGACTTACCTGCTTTAATCCACTGTTCAACTGACCTATCTATATTACCTTCCCACTTAGCCCGGATTGCTTCAGGGGATTGTCCAGATTCAAACTGTATTTGTGATCGTTGTTCCCTCTGTTGAATATCCTTTTCTTTTCCTGACATTATTCCGAATAGTCGCAGACCGTCTTCCATTGCAACTACAAACGCTTCAACCCATCCTACTAATCTTTCCATTGCTAAGATAGCTACGTCTACTCCTGCTGCGAAAGTATCTTTCCAGAACTTTTTAATGCCTTCCCCTTCGCGGTCATACCATTCACCTATCATAGTAAATAATTCCAGCAACGCATTGACCCCTAACTCTACTTGAGGTAATGCGTACTCTGCTAACTTAACGAATAAGTCAACTAACTTGACTAATAAATTAACTGTTACAGGAGTTAAAAATTTTAGTAAATTTATAGCAAGTGCCGTAAGCGGCGGTAACAGTTTTAATAAAGCCGGAGCCAACTTAACAAACTCTGTGACTAATTCAGCCAGCTTCGGTATCAATGTTGGTAACTCTTTTATGATGACTTTGAATAGATCGTCCAAAGCGTCACCCAAAGTATTAATAATTAATCCAGCTATTTGCTGTAGTACAGCAAAGAACTTCGGTAAATAAGGTTTAATTTCTGATACAAAGGCGGCTGCTAACTCGACTAAATTCTTAAATAATTTAATTACTACACGGAATAACATTCCGCCTACAGGTTTTAGAAAGTCTTTAACAAATATATCGGCCATATCCTTAACATTACTAACTAACTCTATGAACATACCTGTGAAATCTTTTAATGCATCACCCTCGAAAAAATCCCCTACTTGAGTAGCCATCTCTACCATCATACTTACGATGGGATCAACTACCTTCATTAAATGTGGTAGTATTTTTACAGCGACTTCTTGCAGCGTTACTGCTAAAGGTGCAAACGCTGCCTCCATAGCCCCTGCAATAGTATCCATAGCCGGTTGAAGTGTATTAGTAATAACCTGTATAAAAGTCATTATTGGTTTAATAAGCAGGGCAAGGGGGCCAAGCAGCATTGCAAGACCCCCCATCTTGGCAATAGTCTTAAAGATACTAAACACGCCGCCCAAACGATTTTCAACCTGGAATGTCTCCCTACTCCACTCGGCTATTCCTGTTCCAATTCGCCCTATTCCTTTTATTATTTTGGAACTACCTAAAGAAACTAACGAAGAAGTAGTAGTTGCAACCCATTTAGCAACCGTTGTTAATCCTGTAGTAGTTGTTGATACGAAAGTATCTACCAAATCGGTAGCCTTCTTCATACCTTTTTCCAAAGGCTCCGCCACATACTCATACAGGAAGGAAAATCTTTCTACATTATCATTTGCCATGTTTAGTCCTTTCCCGTTTTAAGCGTGCCGCCTTATCTTTTAGATATTTTATCTGCCTTGCACAGAAATCATTCCGCTGCCACGGCATCATTGCCGACCAGTCTAGATAACTCAGATTCCCCAGATCGGAGTTCATCATCGAGTGCCGCTGCTGCCTTAGACTGTTTAGACTGGGAATCCAATGCACGAAAGTATGATCCGTCTTCGGGGAGCCTCACTGAGAATACGCCTTTGCACTTTGGACACGTTAGATAAATGTTCATGTCATACCCTGGCTCATACATAGAAAAGGCGTGACGCAAGGCTAGTAAAGTTTCGCCCGTTGTGCCTTTTCTAATATAGTCCAAGGCTTCAAAAGTAGTAACGGGTTCACCGTTAATACCCTCGATATAACGGGCCATAGCAAAGGAGCGAACGAAATCGCCTGTCTTACCTGCTTGTTGCCCTTTCCTCGCATACGTCTCAGCGGCTTTTTGATCTGCTACACGCAATAGCCTAAAGGTAATAACGTCATTGTATGGGGGCAGCTTTCCTGTGCTGAAAGGTTCTGTGATCTTATCTCTAGACCAGCCAGGCACTTCTTTGTATATGACGCTAGGTAATGAAGAGATGTCACGAACATGAGGATTATCAGGAAAATGTTTGCAATGTGGACATCTAGGTGAAAAGGCCATGTCCGAGCCATAACTGAATGCGAAATAATTAAACAGCAACGCTAACCAATCACTGAATAGCAATTGATCATAAGGTAAACCTTTGAGGTCAACTAGTTGCTGCAATTTATCCCGCAGAACGGGGAGGGCTGCGGCACCCTCCCCGGCTCCGCCGATAATTTCTTCGTCTTCACCTCGTATACCTGACATGGTAACTATACCATCAGGCAACTGGTCCCCATATAACCACCCGCATGAGGGTAGTTGATAGTCTCTCGTTAGCCTATCCCGCATCTGCCAAGATTTTACTCGCCCTTGCTCGGTCATCGAAGTATCTCCTTAATTTGAACATAATGATCATTCCGAAAAATGGTTACAGACTACGTCCTACGATGAAGTCTACAGAGAAACGCATTTCCATTTGAGCCTGTTCCCCGTCTCCGAAATCAACTTCCTTGGGAGGCTCATTCATCGGGAACACACCATCCAGAAGATATGTCCGTCCTTCCGAATCGTCTTCACGGAGAAGTACCAGGGTAGCTTGTGTTTTAATATCACGGGGCAAACCCATCTTGCCTGTTCGGGGATCATAGACCCTACCGAACAATCTTTGAAGAGTTTCCCGCGTACCTGCGTCAGAATAATCGCGGAAGGTTGCGGTCATCTCTTCCAAGGGCTCAGGTTTAGTAGGGTAAAATACCGTACCATTTAAATACTGAATCTCACCCCTGCCTACCACATAACCCGGAACATGACACGCCTGCAACGACAGCATTAAGATTTCCTGTCCACCAGGAACCAATCCATCCACATGAAGTTCTAGCATACCCATGTTTTTCTTTTGCGGGTTGTACTTGCCCTGCGCCTGGGCAATATGATCGGCATTATATCTGTATGTCGGGGACATAATTTATCTCCTCCAATTATCTGTTGGTACCAGCAGAAGAAGTCTACGCTGCTAAGACTTCCTCAAACGAAACCCCTGACGGAACTATGATTACGTTGTATTCAATAGCTTCGGCGGCTTTTGTAACTTTAATCATCAACCGTGATACACATCTTAGGGTGTCGATCACCGCAGGTGTGTTGGTTGTTGCGTCACAATATAAGTATGCGTCCTCCAATCCGCGTTTAGCTAGCATGGGTCGAATAATTATCCTGCCAGTTGCTTCAACCTGCCGCCACAGGATCGGATCGTTCAACTCATACTCATAACGAGTATTAGCTAGATCAAGAAGGTTGCCCAACTTATTCAGTAATAGGCGCACGTTAATTCTATCGCGGGCTTGTGCCACGGTTCCTCGTAGCATTGTCCGTTGCCCGTCGATAAAAATACCGTCACTTACTTTGTAGCGAATAGGATTGACTACCTGCTGGAGAGTTCCGTCAAACTCGTACATCTGAGTGCGGTCGTCTCTGTCAGGACTGTACCTGATTGAGTCAACATTCTGGAACTTACCTCTCTGGGTTCCCGCAACAGGATACCACCGCTCAAATTCCCGATCTGTTTTTGCGATTAATTGAGCGAAGTCACCTTCAGGAGGTTCCCATACATTCCGCTGAGTATACTGATCATAGTAACTCAAATAGAACGCCAAAGCCGATGCGTGATCAGTATTCACCACAGTCAACGGCGGGTAAGGAATAATAGCTGAGGGTCGGGCAATTTCTGAACCAACGGCTGCGTTGTAATTTCCATTAACAAAAGCCGTAACGTCCCCAGGTAGATCGACAGAGCGAATACCCGGCAACGCCAACGTCATGTCCGAAGGCAGACAGAAATCAGGCACAGAGTACAACCAATGTGCTCTTCGTCCTTCACTTTCACATAAAGC